TACGTCTGAAACTGACTTATCATTTGTGGCTCAAAGTGTAGGTGTTAATACGTTAGGTTTAGTCGGGGAAACAATCAAAGGTCCCGCATTCGAACCTATCTTTATCACAAACTACGATGAGTTTCAATCATATTTTGGGGGGACTGAACCTACAAAATTTATAAACACACAAATCCCTAAGTATGAAGCGGCATATATTGCAAAGTCATACTTACAACAATCTAATCAACTTTTTGTTACAAGAATTTTAGGTTTGTCAGGATATGACGCTGGACCATCTTGGAGTATTAAGGTGATTGCGAACGTTGACCCATTAACCGTAGGTCTTAATCCTGCAACTGGTACAACATGGAGTGCACAGTTTACCGGTTCATCTTCAGGTAATACAGTACAATTTGTTGGTGGAGCACTTCCTCCAGTAGTTCAAGCGTACATCAATAATCAATACAGATTGAATGGTGGTACATCAACTTTAGGATTGGATTTTACATCGGAACTTGTAGATGTGGCACTGACACCATCTTTATCGGCTAACACTACTGTTGTATATGGTGCTCTTCCTGAAAGTGATTATTATAACTTAACTGCAACTTATTCAAACGTTATTAATAAGTATGAATGTGATACAGTTAATATTGCAACTAACGACTTGTCATCTGATGCAAATGACCCATGGTATTATGCTAACTTTGACATTACATCAGGAAATGCATACTCAGGTTATTCATTCTTTTATTATGTTTCTTCTTTAACAACAGGAGCATCTTCAACATTCTCTGGTACAGTATCAGGTAGTATTTACACTTATTCAGGGACAGCGTATTCTGAATATAACAACATGGTTGTAGCAACTTTACGTTCTAGAGGTATATCTTTATATACTAATAGTTCAACAAGTGATAACCACGGACCAATTTATGAGGTTAGTGGATTGACTGATTTACAATTGGTATGTACTGAACAATACTCAGGAGTTACTCAATCTCCATTTGAAGGATTCTTGATTTCAGGTGTTACAAAGGATAATGATAATTTCTCTTTTGAGACATCCATGTCTCCTTCTTCACCAAAGTTCATTACTAAAGTATTAGGCGTTGATAATTTCGGAAAGTCAAGAAATGAAGTTCCTGTATATGTTGAAGAAATTTATCCATCTACTTTGACTTACGCTTATAATCAAGGATATATTCGTGGATTAAATTGTAATTTAATTGCACTTGAAGGGGCTAGAAGTGAGGACCCACAATCAATTGCATACAACGCAACTCAATATAAGTCACCAAGTACACCTTATTTAGTATCTGAACTTAGAGGTAATAAAGTTTATAACTTATTCAAGTTTATATCAATTTCTGACGGTAACGCCGCAAATACAGAGGTAAAAGTTTCTATTGCTAACTTATCATTTAATAATATGTCATTTGACGTGTTGGTTAGAAATTTCTTCGACACAGATGCTAATCCTGTGGTAATCGAGAAATTCACTAACTGTAACATGGATCCTAATTCCAATAATTTCGTAGCTAAGAAAATTGGTTCGAGTGACGGAGAGTATGCGTTGATTTCGCGTTACATTATGATTGAGTTGGCTGACGAAGCTCCAATCGATGCAATTCCTTGTGGTTTCTATGGGTACACTCAAAGAGAATACTCTTCAGTAAGTAACCCTTCACCAGTTCCGATTTTCAAAACAAAATATTATTTCCCTGGTGAAGTGATTTACAATCCTCCATTTGGAGCACCAACCGATGTTACTGAATCTTCAGGAGATATTGTTAGAAGAACTTATTTAGGTTTCTCAAGTCAGTTTGGAATTGATGATTCATTCTTACAATATAAAGGAACACAAAATCCTTTGAATTGGGTAACATCTCCGCTTCCTGTTGAAGGGGCACCATGGAATTATTTAAGTAAAGGTTTCCACATGGATTCAGGGGCAACCGTTGTTACGATTTCTAACTCTTCACTAACAAGTGGCCAAACAGCATTCGAATGTGGTGTCGCTGACTTCACAAGAGACCCTGAAACTCAAGAAAATCCTTACTACTTCATTTATTCAAGAAAATATACTATATGTTTTGCTGGAGGTTTTGATGGATGGGACATTTACAGAGAGTTCAGAACTAACGAAGACAGATTCCAATTAGGAGCTACAGGTTTCTTGGCAGGTGCATCACCTTCTACAAGATATCCAAATGCAACTGGCGACGGATTATTCAAGAGAATTGTGGTTCAAAACAATACTCAAGATTTTGCAAACACCGACTATTACGCTTACTTACTCGGTATCTTGACGTTTGCTAACCCTGAATCAACTAACATCAACGTATTTGCAACATCAAGTATTGATTATGTAAACAACTCTAACCTTGTAGAAGAAGCTATCGACATGGTACAATTCTCAAGAGCGGATTCAGTTTACATCGCAACTACACCTGATTACTTAATGTATACACCTGACGCAACTAATCCACAGGATATTATTTATCCTCAAGAAGCGGTTGACAACTTGGATAACACAGGTATTGATTCTAACTATACTGCAACTTACTATCCTTGGATTCTTACAAGAGATACTGTTAATAACACACAAATCTATCTTCCACCAACAGGTGAAGTTTGTAGAAACTTGGCATTGACAGATAACATTGCATTCCCTTGGTTCGCATCAGCGGGTTACACAAGAGGTCTTGTGAACTCAATCAAAGCGAGAGTTAAATTGACTCAAGAAGATAGAGATACTTTGTATCAAGGTAGAATCAACCCAATTGCAACATTCTCTGATGTAGGAACTGTAATTTGGGGTAACAAAACCTTACAAGTTGCTGACACAGCACTTAACAGATTGAACGTAAGAAGATTGTTACTTCAAGCTCGTAAGTTGATTTCAGCAGTTGCGGTAAGATTGTTGTTCGAACAAAACGACCAAATCGTTAGACAACAATTCTTGGATAGTGTTAACCCTATCTTAGATTCAATCAGAAGAGACAGAGGTCTTTATGACTTTAGAGTAACAGTTTCTTCTTCACCTGAAGATTTAGATAGAAATACATTAACAGGAAAGATATACTTAAAACCAACGAAGGCATTAGAATTCATCGATATCGAATTCTTCATCACTCCAACAGGAGCTTCGTTCGAAAATATCTAATAATTAATAGGGGGTGTAAAATACCCCCTTTAGCCAAATGAAAAAAGTTTTTACAGAAGGATTTATAAGTAAAGGTACTCCAGACTTAAAATATTATGCGTTCGATTGGGACGATAATATAGTTCATATGCCAACTAAAATTTTAGTTAAAGATGAGAGTGGTAATGAAGTTGGAATGTCTACTGATGATTTCGCCGAGTTTAGACATCAAATAGGAAAAGAACCATTTAATTATAAAGGTAACACAATAGTAGGTTATAGTGACTCTCCATTTAGAAACTTTAGAACCGATGGTGATAAAGATTTTTTGGTGGATGCTATGAGGGCAAAAAAAGGACCGGCATTTGATGATTTCAGAGAAGCAATCAATAACGGTTCAATATTTGCAATAATTACTGCGAGGGGACATAACCCGAACACTATAAAAGAAGCAATTTATAATTACATTATAGAAGGGTTCAATGGGATAGATAAAGACGAGTTAATTAAAAATCTTAAAAAATATCGGTCTTTTGTAGGTGAAGATGAAATGAGTGATGAAGAATTAATTAAGTCATATTTGGAACTTAATAAGTATCATCCAGTGTCTTTTGGGGATGACCAAGGAGCGGTTAATCCTGAAGAAGCTAAAGTAGAGGCGATGGAAGGTTTTGTAAATTACATTAAGGCTATGGCAGCAGTACTTAATAAAAAGGCTTTCTTAAAAAAGGATATAAGTAATAAATTTAATCCAGATAATTTATCTATAGGATTTAGTGACGATGATCCAAAAAATATAGAAGTAATGCAAAAACACTTCAAAAATAAACCAGATAATATAGTAAAGACTTATTCTACTGCTGGAGGAGTTAAGCAGGAAGTTAAATAAGAATATCGTTTTCAAAAAAAAAGTAAATAGAAAAATTTTTGTGAAAGGATATATTTATCAATAAAATAACAAAAACAAAAAAATTAAAAACACATGGCTGATTTGTTAATGAAAATGCCGATTCCTTACGAACCAAAACGACAGAATCGTTTTATCCTAAGGTTTCCATCATCTCTTGGTATAAATGAATGGTTTGTTGAATCTTCTGCAAGACCACATATTATTATAAACCCAGTTCCAATCCCTTTCTTGAATACTGAAACTTATGTTGCAGGTAAATTCACTTGGCAAACAATTCCAGCAGTGTTTAGAGATCCGATTGGACCGTCAGCAGCTCAGGCACTTATGGAGTGGGTACGTTTACATGCTGAATCTGTGACAGGTCGTATGGGTTATGCTGCGGGTTATAAGAAAGATGTTGACCTCGAAATGTTGGACCCAACCGGTGTTGTTGTAGAAAAATGGATTTTGTACGGAACATTCTTAACTGATGTTAACTTCAATGCAGTAACTTACACTTCTGATGGACTTGCAACTATCAACGCAACTCTTAGAATGGACCGTTGCGTACTTGTTTACTAATTTATCAAGATACTATTTATTAAAATTCAAATACAATTATATTTAACCGTAAAGCACTAAACTTTACGGTTAAATTTTTATATGGATAATCAAGCAAGAGAACACGGACAATCGAATTTTACGTTACCTCACGATGTTGTGCCTTTACCGACACAAGGTCTATTCTACAAGAATAAGAAAAAATCAATCAAAGTTGGATACCTGACGGCAAATGATGAAAACATCCTAATGGCTGGAGGTAATGACATGACTCAAAATCTTTTAAGATCAAAGATTTACGAACCGGATGTTCGTATTGAAGATTTATTAGAAGGTGATGTTGAAGCTATATTAATTTTTTTAAGGAACACCTCGTTCGGACCTGAAATGGAATTAAACTTGGTTGACCCGATTACTAAAAAACCATTCAAAGGAACTGTTAGACTTGATGAATTAGATGTAATTAAAGGGGTACAACCATCTGATGATGGAACTTTTGTAACTATGTTACCGAAGTCTCAAACAACTGTAAAGATTAAACCTTTAACTTACGGTGAAATTTTGGAAATACAAAAAATGTCGGAGTCATATCCACAAGGAAGAACCGCACCAAAAGTTACTTGGAGATTGAACAAACAAATTGTGGAAGTGAATGGTATAACGGATAGATCTGAAATTGCAAGATTTATTGAACAAATGCCAATTGCGGATTCAAAATACATAAGAAAGTTCATGGATGAAAATGAACCTAAACTAAATTTAACGAGAACAGTAATGGCCCCATCAGGAGAGAAACTAACAGTCAATGTTGGGTTTGGGGTGGACTTTTTTCGTCCTTTCTTCTGATTATAGAAAAGGACAGATAGATGAATTTTACTATCTCAAGACTCTTTTGAATATATCTTATTCTGATTTTTTGATAATGCCAATATTCATAAGGAAATATCTTTTGGATAAATGGGTTGAACTAAACAAAAAGGACTGAAAAATCAGTCCTTTTATATTTATAGATATAATAATCATTTATGTTTTTTCAAGAAGCATCAGCAGCAGCTACAGATCCGGCATCGAGTAAACCCGAAAGTTTTAATATTAATGATGTTAGAATAGGGTTAAATAATTTGACTGGTCAAATTCAAAATACCTTTACCCAAGGTAGGGAGAGAGTATTCGAGTTTCAAAGAGCGGTCACTGATTCCCTACCAGGAGTCAGAAGTTTAGGTGGAGATATAAAGGATGTTGGGAGAATCATACAAGAAGTTGGAGTTGCTGCTAATAGGAATGTTATTGCAAATGAGGAAGAAATTGAATCACTATTTGCAGCTTCAAAAATACTCGGAATTTCTGCTCAACAAATAACCGATAGTTTTTTGAATGTCGGTGTTGGAATTGAGGAAATGTCAGAAAAACTCAACGACTCTATAGACTATGTAAGAGGTATCGGTGGGAATGCTCGACAAGTTATGCAAGATGTTCAAAAGAACATGGACCAAATGAACCGATATCAGTTCGAGGGTGGTGTAGTAGGTTTAACAAAAATGGCGGCTCAAGCATCGATGTTGAGATTCAATATGACGGATACATTTGCCATGGCGGAGAAGGTGCTTTCTCCTGAAGGGGCAATAGAAGTCGCCTCAGCATTTCAAAGGTTGGGAGTTGCTGCGGGTAATTTAGTTGACCCATTTGCTTTGATGAATGCATCTATCAACGACCCAGGTGCACTACAAGATAGTTTAGCTGAAGTTTCAAAACAGTATACGTACTTTGACGAAAAATCGAGAACCTACAAAATGAATCCTCAAGGAGTTTTAATTCTCAAAGAAATGGAACAAGCTGCGGGTTTAAGTGCAGGTTCTTTGTCAAAAATGGGATTAGCCGCAGCAGAACTAGATGATAGACTTGAGGCTGTGAATGAGGCTGGTCTTTCAATCGTTAATGAAGAAGACAAGCAATATCTGGCAAATATTGCTAAATTGGGTAAAGACGGGACTTATCAAGTGACATTGAAAGATGGAACTCAGAAAGAGTTGGCAGATCTTTCCCAACCAGAATTTGAAAAATTAATTGAAGCACAAAAAAGTGGTCCGAAAACCATGGAAGAGTTACAACGGGCTCAGTTGAGTGTTGACGAAATCATGAAGAATGATGTGGCGGCTATTAAATATGCTGTCTTAGGTGGAATATTGACAGACAAAAATATTCAAGATTTACTAGAAGGTACTAGAACAATAGCAGACATTACCGGACAAGAATTAAATAAATCTATTACTACTCAAGATATGAGGAAATTTAGCGAAAAGAACTTGACCGGTGGTATGACAAAGGCAATTGAGGACTTGTTGTTGGCAGGTGAAAGCCCTGAAAAAGTACTACCAGAGCTTATGAAAAGTGCTGCGAATTCGTTAGGAGGATTATCTCAAGAAGCAATTAGGATAATAACAGAATCTTCAGAGGGTATCACAGAAAAACTTCAAGAAGAAGGGGGAATAGCGGCTAAAATGAGTAATGTAACAGGGATTATTAATACTCTAGCCTCTGAATTAGGAACTCTATTACCTAAACCAGAAGGTACAGGTGGAACAACAACTGAAGATGATTTTTGGACAAATATCACAGCTGAAGGGATGTCGGGAGCTAACCGAAATTTAGGTACTGTTGCTGACCAAGTAAGGGAACAAAAGAGTCTTATTGAGTTACTTGGAGAAATAAAAGTAAATGTTAATTTCCAAGATATGCCGACAGGATTGAGTTCTGATCAAAAAGAACAAATTACTAAAACTTTCTCTGACAAGATTAATGAACAGAAATTCAAGGATTATATCGTTAATGTTACCACTCCTAATAGTGCATTTAGAGGTGGAGCAGGGGCTACCTACTGAAATTTATAAATAAAAAAACAACCATAACCTATTTATTAATAAAAATATAAATGGCAAGTCCGTTATTAGATTTAACAAATTCAGAGGGTTTCAGAAAAAAACTTTTGACTAGGAATTTAACACCCTATGCAAAAGCCCCAAATAGACCAACACAACCAATCGATACGGAATACGTTCAATCGAATTCGTCAGTTCAAGATAGTCCTGATAAATTGATTGATGAACCTTCTTTTGCCAATAAGTTATTTCCACTAAATCAATATGGAAATGAGGGTGGATATGAGCAAGTGCCAGATCCAGGAGCATTACTTAATACAAAATCAAATGAAGGTGAATATGGTTATCAAGACGCAAATATCGTAGGTCAATCGTTACCTGAATCGCAAAAGTGGAAACCTCTAAACGTTTTTTCAAATGGAAATGAAGTTGCGTTAGACGGAGCGGAATTTTTTGGTTCACTCAATCGTCCTGTAACAACAAATACACAAAATAATCAACCATATCCAACAACGTTTGTATCTTCAACTTATACACCTGTTTCTATTTTATTATCACCAAATCCAGGTGGAAGTAACGGTTTATTAAGCCAAGATTCATTCATTGCACGTTTAGGTGCACAAACTCTTAGGAAAGAGTTCCGAGACAGGATTGCGGCACAAATACGACAAGATACATTAGGAAGGGCAAATGTACTTAACGTTTCTAGTGGTACTGACATTGTCAATATACTAACAGGTGTTGTTCCTATCATTGAACCTGTTTATACTATCACAGTAACCGCAAACCCAATACTTGCGGCGACGAACTTTGCTTTAAGACTCGGAGGAAGTATATTACCTGTATCACCTATACCAGGTTCATATTTTGACCCAAATACTACTTTAGGTCAGCCAACTACAATACAACAACTATCCAATGCTTTTAGACAAAGTGGTGTTGGTAAGTTTTTTAATCGATTAATGGGTGGTGGTGAGACTGGATCTCAAATCATGTTTAATAACATGGGAGCGGGACAAAGGTCTCGGTTGTTCAAAAACATAGATTTTAACAGATACAAACCTAATTTCCCAAGAAACTTTTTTCAAAGGGTAGGTGGTACTCTTTTAGGTACAGTATCTGATAATAGTAACTTTTATGTTGGAAGTATAACTTCCAATCCATCCCAAGTATTTTCTCCTGTTGGAGATGTTCCTGTTAACCAATTCGGTGTTGAACAACAGTCACCTGTCTATGGTCCTTCAGAGTTAGCTCAGTTATATGAAGGGCCAAGTCAATCTGTAAGACTTGGTGCGAATGGACCAACATATAGTAATGGTGGAGGTATTGAAGGTGGATTTACTTGGGTTTCACCTAAGTATAGAGGTAATGCTGGTAAAAAAGTTGGTATTGGTGGTGAGGTTACTGAACAAGATGAGGACTTTAGACCATCGTCTTACGTTAATACAGAGTCAGTTAATAACGATTTCCGAGATGGGTCTATTCTTGACAAAACACAAAGAATAATTGATAGCCAACCTCAAGGAGGTAAACGTCTTCAACATGTTGGAAATGCAATAGACCAAGTAAGTAAAGTATTCAATGATGGATATAAAGAACTCACTAAAGGTTCAAGGGTTTATAGATACGTTGGAGCAATTGGTCAAGAGGTAGGAACTGAATATTGTCGTGTATTTGCCAAAGATTTACCATACTTACAATATAATGATTTACAAAAAACAGATGGTATTACTACTGAAGGTAGAAGGTTTGCTTATTCCGTATTAGATAAGACATATAACCTTAATATTGTTCCAAACAAACAAGAAGGAGGACAGGATTCAACGAATATTGTTGGTAATATTAATAATGCGGTTGCCAAAAAATATATGTTTTCAATAGAGAACTTGGCGTGGAGAACATCTAGTACTCCAGGATTTTCAACGTCTGATTTACCTGTTTGTGAGAGAGGGCCAAATGATGGTAGAGTAATGTGGTTTCCACCATATGGATTAACATTCAGTGAAACCATATCATCGAATTGGAATCAATCTGACTTTTTGGGACGACCTGAACCAATATACACTTATAAAAATACATCAAGAACAGGGTCACTACAATGGAAAATTGTTGTTGACCATCCATCAGTTCTAAATGTAATTGTAAATAAAGTTTTGGGCAACGAAACAAATAAGATTCGTGTTGATAGCATTTTAGAATCATTTTTTGCTGGATGTAGAAAATATGATATCTATGAGTTAGCAAAAAAATATGTGACAGTAAATCCAAATGATTTGTTTGAATTACAACAGGCAATTTCTTCTAAAGAAATGACCCGAGAACAAATTGTATATACTCGTGGAAAGATAGAATCAGGAGCTTTTTCACCTAATGGAGGTGACCAACCACTATCTCAAGAGGGGTCAGGTGGAAATACAAACTTAAACTTCAAAGATTATGAACAAATAGGATTTTATTTTGGGAATGATTATCCTTTACCAAAAACAAGTATAAATTATACTGAGGAATACCCGAGATACGTTACCGATCTTAATGATAAGTATTCCAAAGAATCAAATGCCCAAGCAACAAAGACTTTTTTTGATACAGTAGTTACTCCAAACTATGAAGCAATGAATGAGTTTGCAATTGATTTAAGTGAAAAATTGAAAACCAATGAAGGGACTGTAACAATATATATAAGTTCGAGTTGCTCTGCACCTCAGACTGAATCATATAATCTTGGACTTTCAAAACGTAGAATAGACGCAACAATTAGGTTTTTTCAAGAAAATGATTTTACAAAAAAATTCATGAAACCTAATGAAGAAAGATTGATTGTGAAAGAAGATCCAGGAACTGGACAAGAAAGAGCTGGTGCTCTTGGAGAACTAGCAAGGTCCACTCCGCAAAAAACAGATAAAAAAGAGAAACCATACATTGGTTCTTTTCAACCAAACGGAACAACATTCGATTGTAGTGATAGCAGCCCGAGTGCGGTTGGAGGGGATACTCCAGTTGGGGCTAAAGAAGTTTTTACAGTTGGAGCGATGGCTTGTAGAAGGTCATTTATTTCGAAGATAGTTCCTAATTTGAAGGCCCCACAGACAGGACCTAATGGTCAAGGAACACCAGGGGGACAAACAAATCCAACTACAAGTTCAGGTACAATCCCAATTTTAATTGGAAATGTTGTCACTCAGACTGTACCTGAGCCTACTACCGAACCACGATGGGAACCAAGAGATAATATTACAAAAAAAGTCGTAAGAGCTTTATTATCTGAGTGTGATTATTTTGAAACTATCAAAGCTGAAACGCCGATGGTGTATGATAACTTGAAAGACAAGTTGAAGTTTTTTCAACCATCTTTTCATTCTATGACACCTGAAGGATTGAATTCAAGGTTGACGTTTTTACAACAGTGTATGAGACCTGGTGATACAATACCAACAATTAAACAAGCTACTCCGGGTGGTAAGCAGGAATTACAGTATGATAATGCAACTAACACGTCATTTGGTGCACCACCGGTGTTAGTGTTGAGAGTAGGTGATTTTTATAACACAAAGATTATTCCTACATCGTTAGCAATCAATTATGAAGGGTTAGACATCAACCCTGAAGGAATTGGTGTTCAACCAATGATTGCAAACGTCACATTATCATTTAACTTTGTTGGAGGTAGTGGATTGAAAGAGTCGGTTGATAAGTTACAGAATGCATTGACCTTCAATTATTATGCTAATACAGAAATTTATGATGATAGAGCGGATGCCACGGATATTGAGTCTTCAAAAATATTAGACCAAATATTTTTAGCTGGTCAAGTTCCACCACCAATACCTGGTGTCAATAGTGCGGCACCAAATAATGGTCAAGATAACAATAATACTATTGGTACGATAGTTAGTTCTTCAATAGATGTAAGTGGAATAACAACAGGTGTTATAAGTTATAGTGCATTTATGGGTAAAGTTGTTAAGGATACTCAAACATATTTTACAAATGTTGTTAATAAAACTAAAGAAACCATAAATCAATACAACAACGCAGTTAGACAACAGTGGATGTTAGAACGAAATTATACACAAGGAAATTTGAGTATTAATCCTAATCCTTTTGTGTTGTTCGGAAAACCTAATAATGTTGAGAAAAGATTTGATGAAATCTTTGCAGAACTCAGTAAAAATATTAAGGATGGTGATGAAGGATTTATTCAATTTGTTTCAGAACCTTCCAAAAATTTATCACCTAAGTTAATTAGGGCTTTGAAAGAAAATTATATAAATTTTGTGTCAAAAAAACGTGGGTCTTTCCAAAACGGAATTTCAACTATAACACAAAGTTTGGTAAATGAACAACAAACATACCTTCAAACTCTCGGTAGATTAAATACAATACTGTACGCCCCAACCAACGATGGAAGAGGTACTGATGGACTTCAAGCTAAAAACGGACCTGTCAGAATATACGTAACATCTGGAACTACAGAAGTTCAGCCACCATCTACAGCCACCAATACATATTTCGAACTAGATGAAGATGCTACTAAAATACAAACGGATATTACTAATTTTAATAATATTATTCAGTCAAAAACAAGTTTTGATTATCCCGCAACTAAGACTAACTATGAAGGAATTTTAGTATTCGAAACTGATAATGGGAAGGCAGATGATGTTACGGTACAAGAAGTTTTTTTACCGTTTAGTAAAAATCCTTTGTTTGAAAAGAATGTTGAAAAATATCCTTTTAGAAGAGTTTATATGATTATTTCCGATGATGTAATTGACGAAAAAAAATATGAAACATTCAAACAAGAACTTATTGGGAATATTTTAGGTAATCAAGCGTTACTTGGAGACGGGTCTGTTGACATTGAGTTAATATTTGATACATATTGGATTGCAACAGTAAGACCAGTTTTCTTGGAAGAGAATAATATTTCTAAATCATTTGTGGAAAGTTTAGAAAAAAATGAATTAAAAGATTATTTAATTTATACTCCATTCGATATTAGTAAACAACGAAATTTCACTTTCACATCAGAAAATACTGCGGATGATAGTAAGAAAAAATCTCAAGAAAATATGATAAAAGGTTTGGCAAATACAACCAATCAAAATACAAATGTGTTAACTTGGAATGATTTGAATGGAAACAGTACAGGAGCATATATATCTAAAGCAAAACTTAACTAATGGCATATCAATATTGGAATAGATATAGTGATTTTCTTATTAATGGGGAACAAACAGTTGTACCCTTTGTATACTTGCCTCAAAAACCGACGGATAAAGCATTTATCTATAAAGTCGCTAAAAGTAGATTAGATAAAGTTTCACAAGAATTTTATAACTCACCTGTATTTAGCTGGTTAATCCTTCAGGCGAATCCGCAATTTGGAGGTCTTGAAAATAATATTTATGACGGAGCTGTATTGATTATCCCATTTCCGTTATTACCATCTTTACAGGACTATAAGGCGGCATTAGAAAATCATTTTTATTATTATGGTAGGTAACACACAAGCGGACACAAGTGGAAATATTTTAGTTGAGTTGGACGAAAACAATATTATTGTGGTTGACCCAAACAAGATTGACGATGGTTTTGGGAATATATCGGAAAGACTTGTTGACCACGAAAATCTTGTCATGTACGCCAATTTGGAAGCCGATGTTTTACCAAGAACAAAATTATCGGTTGGAGGGAGTCCTAATGATAGAATCAGGACTATCTCTGTCGCAAAAATGAATTTCTTGAAACCGACTAAAAATTCATATCTTGGAACAGGATATTATGACGAGTTGACTGGAGAAAATACAACACAATTCAAAGGGGAAAATCAAAAAGCGGCAATAGCACAGCCTGCAACAGATAATAGTGACCCTTATATACTTGACACCGTTGTCAATCAAAAAGATGTATTTGACAATGGATTGTTGGGGATTACATCGATTAATATAAAAACGTCATCTAGTTTCATTCCTACTGTAGAAATGTTATTGGAGGATGTTCAAGGGAAAGGGTTATTTCAATTAGGAAATAATTCACCTTATTCTGCATTTTTTAACTTACCATATCCTCAATTCTATCTAACATTAAAAGGGTATTATGGACAAGCGATTAGATATCAACTTAACTTAAAAACTTTCCACGCATCATTCAATGGGTTTAGTGGAAATTATCAGGTCAGATTAGTTTTTGTAGGATACAAGTTTAATATCTTGAATGAAGTTTCTATGGGTCACCTACTAGCGGCTCCCCACATGTATAGTCAAAGGTTTGATGTTACTCAAACAGTAGATGGTCCACAACAATCTAATAAAGCTGCTGAGTCTCAAGCAAGTACTCAAGCTGAAAGAGGTGCTAATAATTTAGGTTCTAATGAAGCTGTAGTAACTCAACTTGTTGCAGAAAAGGGGTATCAAAAAATAATAGAAGTTTATAGTGAATATAAAGCTAAAGGGTTAATTGCTCCCGACTTTCCTGAATTGACATTAGTTCAACTAATGAATAAATTAGAAAGTTTTGAACAATTAATTGCGGACTCATTTGACAAAACTGAAGTTGAATCATTAACAAATATAAGAAACTATAAATCAGTTCTTACCCAATATTTTACTGCAGTTAGAGGGTCAAATACATCTTGGTTTAACACTAATTTGAATACTAAACCAATAGTTCTCAAAACAGGGCAAAAATTATACGTATTCAAAGACCTGTCAAAAGAAGCTAAAGAAACAGCGATTACTCAATTACAAGGAGATATTGTTAAATTCAACGATGCATTGGCAAGTAATCCGACGTTGGGTTCTAAGGGGGCGTCTCCGATACCAAATCCTATAAAGTATGATATGATTGAAACAACCGCTCCGGTTTTTTCAGAAATAAATTGGGAAGAAACAACTAGAATTCAGAATGGAATTGCAAGCCCAACTGTTGAAAATATAACTCAGACAAAGATTAATTTGACAAAGTTTTTTGTTCCTACTTCGATTGAGTTACCAAAAAATCCGACTGGAATTATTGAAACATTAGAACTCTTAGCTAAGGGTACCTTGGTTAAAGAAAAATGGTTTGTATTTGAAGATGAAGGAAGATTTGATAAACAAATCACCTTACTCGAAACTCAGGCTAACAAAAAACTATCTGATTACGAAAGTCAAATTTCTACAGCTCTCTTAAGAAAAGTTGAGGATACTGCGACTGGAATTGGGTTTAAGCCTACAGTAAGAAATATGTTAGCGGTTATTATGGCATCTGCAGAGGGTTTTATTCGTCTTTTGGATGATGTTCATACAAATGCTTGGGATGTAAAATACGACCCTATAAGAAAACGAGCGATTTTGAATGACTTAGCCTCAGCTCCAAGCTCGGACTCTCAAGATGATTTGAAATTAGCGGCAAACGCATTTGAAGAAGAAACTGGGCTAAAATTAGCTGAGATACCTGTGTACCCATGGCCACAATTTTTTGTTGAAACCCAAGATGAAAGAAACAAATTTCAATTAAAATACATTGCAGACCCATCTGTCGTTGATTTGACCCAAGGATATCTTTTCAACAAATGGCCTGAAGTTGAATTTGTTGAGGAATATATGAAAGGATTAACTCAAAAGTTTCAAAATCCTAATGCACCACCACCGTTAGATAATGAACGGGATACTAGTATCATTAATATTAATGCGATTGAATTCCCATCGGTAGGATTCGCTTATTCAAACAAAGAAGAAATAAAGTTTTTTTATGAAATATGGGAGAGACAATTTTTAACTTCACATTATTCTGGATTTATAAGAGCGAACACAAATCAGATTAATGAATTAATTACGCTAAACATTGAAGCGGAAGCAAATAATATTATTTCGAAACTTGGGATAAGTTCTCCCTACTTAACATTAAAACTTAAAAACTTTAATCTGAATGCTCAAGACTATCCTGAATTTTTGAGAACAATATCAAACTCAGGAACAGGTAGAGCTTATCAAGATTTTATTAGAGATTTTTTTGTTACCCCCTATATTAAAAGGATAACTGAAAACTCCTTTTCAATTCTTAGTACTTTGGATTTAGGTAAAATACCTCAAACCGCAACAAAATCAGAGGCATTAAGATCTTTAGTTGTTAACGCACCAAATGACCCTCTAATTGTTGATACTTTACCTTATACAGACCAAACTTGGTGTCTTAACAATTTGAATCAAGGAAATAGTGCCTTGTCCAATCAAGTGTATAATACAAACAAGTCTCTGACTATTTTTGAACCACGAAGAATTATTGCAAATTTTACTGACGTTTATAATTACACAACGAATAGACCTGTAACAAATTTTTCATATATATTAAATCAAAATCCAACTGAAACTATTGATACGACTGGACTTTCTACATATACAACATATGGGCCACTTGGACTCAATGCGTTCTACTTGAATAGAAACCCTCAGGATTTTGTTGCGACTGAAGGATATATCAACGGTACCACTCCTACAAGAGCGTTCAGTCCGAGAAGTACCACTTCAATGTTGAATACCCCTTACTTTATAAACGCTGTACAAAACGGAGTTTATAATTCTAGGTTGTCAGGAATCACCTATCCATATGTTCAAGCGGCATATATGTTCTTAAATTCATTACCTTTGGCAACATTGAGAGAAAAATACAAATCTGTTTCTAACAATGTTACAACCGATTTGGATTATATATCATCAACATTCAAAAAATTTGGAGCAATTCACAAGTTACCTTATGCTTGGATTCTAAAATATGGTTCGATTTGGCACAGGTACAAAAAATACAAAGAGTCGAATGTTGATATATTAGAAAGTGCTTGGAAAAACTTTGATTATGCGGGTAATTACTATCCTGTTACAAGTGCGGTAACTGAAACGTATGAGTTCAAGTATTCAAACGTAGATACAAAAATAACACTCCAAAGCGAAGGGGTTACTCAAATTCAGATGCAAGTCGGATTTTATCCTAAAGTTATTAATGACTTCAACGTTTTTCTAAACGGATATGATTTGTACGAAAATTATACAAGTGAGGAAATCCAACAGAGTGTTAATTCTGGTATGAAATTATATAATTTCAGTTCATCAAACATTAATAGTGCTAAACAAGGGGATAAAAATTTAAGATTGACTACATGGTCAATTTTATTACCAAACATAACTATCAGACCTCCAGTTGATTGTAACCCTAAAGATAATACTGTAGGTGATGATTATTTCGTAATTCCTTCGTTTGGAACACCATTCAATCAAACAGTTGATTCTTGTTTGAGTGCACAAACAACATCTCCAGCAACTGTTGTGAATTTAACTAACAATCCAAACATGTACAATGGGTCGGTCAGATGTTTATGGTCGGCTCCTAATTTTGGATATTTTGATAGTAATCAGTTGGCATTCCCTGAACCAGATTCTTATTTAACTTCAATCACAACTGGAAATAGCCAAACACCATTGTATTTTCTAACACAAGACAACTATACAAAAATAGAAGAAGTGTTTTCTGTTTTCGAAAAGAAAATTTTAGATTCGTTTGAAACTGAGTTTTTGAATTTTTGTAAACCAATTGGTAATGCTTCAACAGGGAGAAATATTGTCACGTTTGGACAATCTCCTGTTGACCCAAATGCAACTTTCAAAAACTTCCAATCATTATTCAGAAGTTTAATGGTAGTTCCTGCTAAAACACAAACGGAAACTGACGAGTTGTATTTCAACAATGTAATTAACAATCAATACTCATTATTTCAAAATGGTATAAAATCATTTATGGAATATGATGTAATATTCAGATATGGTAATCCGTCCAACTATGAAAGGAGAATTTTTGATTCTTACTTATCTCATAATAATACCCAAGAAGTTGTAGACCCAATTACTTTTGAGCCTTACGTACCTAATTCTCTTCCGAGTGCTGGTGGCAATTTAACATTAAGTCAGTCTCAAATTAATAATAGACAGGCTTGGACCGCTTTGGAAACAGAAGTAGGGTTCTCAACAATCCCTAATGTTAGATATAGTTCAATAGGATCTTATATCACAGATTTCTTTATCGATAACAATATTGCATTCACTAGTGATAACGTTACATTGTTGGCACCGATTATTAAAATGTATGCTACTCAGAAATTAAATAATCCGAATCTGAATGCAATACAATTTCAAAATCAACTAAGTCAATATCTTAACAGAGAAACATTGATACAAAACAACTTTTTGAATGGAGTTTTAAGCCGACTGAGGAAAGATTTACCAGATCAAGTACAATTACCTGAACGTGTAATTAATAGTGTCATTACTGGAGACCAAAGTAAGGTTGAAAATTATGAAGTTTTCAAAGCGTTGAATGACAAGTGGATTGCTGGTGGGGATTGGAAAACCAAAACTCTATTTGAAGATATGTTGTTTTTGGATAGAGCATCAAGAAATATTGGTGATAGTATATTACTCGACATTTTTGATTTGAAATACATGTTTGGTGTGGGAGGTAAAACTCCTGGAGATTTTTCTCTTAATCAAGCAATGAGTGTTTTCACTTTTATAAGTGGTATTTTGATTAAAAATAATTTTGTTGTGATGCCACTTCCAGCATATGTGAATTTTTACAATATCCAAGATGTAGACGTGACGGCGACTCCAAGACTTGATAGACCTGAACAATTTGCAAATAATTTATGGGGGACATTTTTGGATGTTGATTATAGAAATTCGGGGCCAAAGATGGTTTGCTTCTATGCCGGAAAACCTTCACAATATTTGAAATTACCTAAAGGAGATTTTAAGTATCGAGATGATGCTTTTGAAATGAGAAGAGCGTCTGGTAATCCATTGTTAGAAGACCAACAAGGAAAAAAGGATTGGGCTCTTTCAAACAAGTGTGTTGGTTTCAATGTCGATGTTGGAATTAGAAATCAGAACATTTTTTATTCCATGACAGTTTCGCAAGATAATGGGGTTGCAACATCTGAATCGATTAACGTTCAACTTGATATGGCAAATCAAGCTTCAGGAAGACAGATAGCAACACAAAATAATAGTTTATATAACCTATACAAAAACAGGTCATATAAATGTTCGATAACAAGTTTGGGGAATGCGTTAATACAACCTACAATGTATTTTAATTTACGACATGTTCCCATGTTTGATGGACCATACTTGATTACTGAGGTAAATCACTCGATTCAACAAGGGTCGTTTCAAACTACATTTGATGGAACAAGACAAGGTTATTTCGATTTACCTACGATAGATAGTTTCCTACAAAGTATCAATCAGAATTTGATTACAAAGTTGGAGGAAATACTCAAAATAAATAAAGACCAAGTAAAAATTAGTGCAACAACTAATAACGAAAAATCGAATGAAGTTGTACAAAAGGCGGATAATACAAAAGATACGACAAATTCTTGTAGTTCAAAAATAACAGCGCCTGTGTACACTAATGGTGGATATGAAGCGGTTGATGCGACATTGACCGAAATGACTCCACAAGTTTTCGCGGAGGCGTTAAAAAGGTTATTACCTAATAACGTTGATTTGCAAGTTGCGATATATGCTATTTCTTACATCAGAACTTATCAAGAAGCTTCTAATACAGGTGCTGGAATGTTTAACGGATGGAACAATAATTTTGCAACATTATCACTGAGTCAAGATTGGTTTGGACAAGTTTCACTTTTAGAAAAAAGATATAGTTGCATCAACATACGAACTAATCCGGGAAATGCGTCTTCAGAACCCATTGCTCATTTTAGTTCATTAGATAAATATATCCAATTTATGGCAGGTAGACTCCGAAGCAATCTTGATAGAATAATTCAGATTGGATTAACGAAGTATTATGTTTGTCACTGGCCGGTTGATAACATTTCTGAGGAATACTACAATGAAAATGAAGACGAATTTTTACAGACTAAAGAAACAATCAATAAGGCTTTAACTTCGGCTGCGGAATCTGGATTGAAGACAAAGAACGAAATACTTAAAGACATTGAAAATAACGATAAAAACGGAAACCAAGAGCAAACACCAACTGTAACTCCAACTATCGGTCAAACTTGTCCACCACCAGTTGTATCTACATTCTCTCCTTCTGTTGGAAATACAGGCACAATTGTCCAAGTCAATGGACGAAATTTTGAATCTGTTAAATCAATCAGAGTTATAAATAAAGATGTTGAGTTAAAAGATATTACTGTGTTCAACCCTCAAACATTGAGATTTATTCTACCTGCAGTTCAAATTCCTGAGGGGCAAAGTGTTGCAACTGGAAGAATAAGTGTTACTACAGAATATGGAACATTCGAAAGTTTGGTTGACTTTACATTCAATCCATCATTACCAAATGAAACATCATCACCGGGAGGATATGCGGATACTAGTGTTACTGAAGTGACTTCGGTTTCCCAACAAGAAGAGGTTGGTGCAGATGCAAATTTACAAAATACCTTGCCACAACAACCTATGTTTGTTAGTGAAAAAACTAAGGATATCTTGACCGTAAAAATAGGACAAACCGACTTTGAAGAAGGAGGATGGAGAATTAAACCTGTGCCGTTATATAGTTTCAGAATTAATGTAATTGAGGTCGGCCCAAATAATACTGTAACTTCAAATAAAATATCATCTGGTAACTTCTTAGATTTGAATGGGTTTGTTTCGGAAGATGGACAAACATTTTCGATTACAAGAGACCAATTTATTCAAGCAAAGTTTGCGAAAGACATTGAGATTGAAAAAGGAAAAAGATTGGAAATACAGACTCAAATCAAATTAACCGCAACTGCAGCTGATAAAGAAAAATATCCTAACGATTCGATTAGGGAAGTTAACTTCGTTATTGAAGTTCCATCTTCTGAAACGGGGATACAGCCAGAAGGGTCATTATCATTTATTCAAAGAAGTTCAGATGTTTCATTACCAAACTTACAAGGACCACTGTATTACAATATTAGAATACCCGATGGGGGATTTGTCACTTTTAGGTTCAATTGTCCACTTTGTGTGATATCTAAAGTTTTTGTTGCCACTTCAGCAAACCAAACTACTCCATTGAACACAACTATAACCAATAATTCAGACACCAAATATACCAACGTGATTGATGTCAATTCTACTGAACGACTTGTTTTATCGGTTGTTTATGTAAATGCGAACAACAATGGTACGTTTACTGCGACAAGTAGTTCATTCACTTTATAGCATAACAACATATTTATATAAAAAGATTCTTATGAACATTAAATCAGCATTAGACAATTATCTTGGTAAATCTGTAAGATTTTCACAGGAAGACAACGGAGACGGAACCAAACAAGTTTGTGACTTGGATACAGGAGATTGTTACACAGTAAGAGAAAGAGACGGTCTTATCGAAAGAGCGGGTCATCAAACTACAGCCAACAGAAAGGTTAGAGTAGAAACCCCTAACGGAATAAAAACATTATTAAATGGTTAACAAATGAGCTTAGATAAAAAAATTATCAAGGAGATTGAAAGACATAGAAAAATCAATCAGTATATTTTAGAACAAGTAGGAGCAGCACCTGAAGAGGATGTATTAGGAGCATTAGCCCCCGCACCGGGAGCTGAAGCAGCACCGGCACCAGCACCTGCAGAGGCAACACCTCCACCAGCACCAACAACTGAACCACAACCTATTGATGTTGAATCAGATCCTGATGTAGAAAAGATTGATGACGAAGGTGAATCACAAGAAGGTGGAGAAGAATCA